GCAATGGCTTTTGAGACTGCCATTCGCGCAGAGATCGAAAACTCAACTGGTCCGATTTCTCCCAGTGATGAGCTTTTGATCGGGACGCTGATCATGCAAATGGAAGCCTTGCTGGAGGCCCATATGCAGATTCTTGAAAATGGTCAGACCTCGGTTTATCCGTCTGGTATCGCTACGAGCCCTTGGACAAAGATCAGGAACGAATCAACGGACAAGATCATCAAGATTCTTGGTGAGCTTGCTCTAGTTGCCCGCGGCCGCCCCAAGATGGTTAATAAGCCTACCTCAGTCGATGAACTATTCCAGCCTGCTTGAGCCTGCATTCCAATACGCAGCAGGAGTAACCCGAGGCGACATCCAGGCTTGCGAGGACGTACAACTCGCCTGCCAGCGGTTCCTCGACATGGCGGAACGCAAGGACGCGCCTTACGAGTTTGTGCCTGCCAAAGCGGAGCACATCCTCAAGTTCGTCAAGTTCTGCAACCACGTTAAGGGACCGGATGCTGGGAAGCCGATTGAGCTTCAGCCTTTCCAGATCATGTTCCTCTGTGGGCTCTATGGATTCCGAGCCAAGTCAGACCACAGTAAGCGATGGGTCACGGACGTAATCCTGTATGTCCCGCGGAAGTCGGGTAAGACCACGGTCGCGTCGATCATTGCTCTGTATGAGTTGATGTTTGGTGATGCTGGCGCTGAAGTCTTTACGCTGGCTACTAGCCGGGAGCAGGCATCCATCTGCTTTGATTCATCCAAGGCGATTGTGGAGTCTATGGACCCCAACCTCGCTGCGAAGTATCTGGTCTACCGCAACGAGATCAAGAAGCAGGGCGACTCGACTTCCACCTACCGAGCCCTGTCCCGCGAGAATAGGAAAACAGGCGACGGCAAGAACCCATCTTGCGCGATGGTAGATGAAGCGGCACAGATCACTGAAAGAGCGTCTATTGAGGTTCTTCATTCGGGCATGGGTGCTCGGAAGAATCCTCTTCGGATTTATCTGACGACTGCCAGCTTCACTAAGGAAACCAAGTTCTATGAAGACCTTAACTACTTCAAGACGATCCTTAGAGGCGCGGCGGAAGACAACGGTCGGTGGTTTGGACTTCTGTACTCCATCGATGCTGGAGACAACTGGCAAGACCAAAAGACCTGGGCGAAGGCGAACCCTATGCTCGGGGTCTCGGTGTCTACCGACCACATCCAGCATATGGCCGATGAGGCATCAGCGAAACCTGCGAGTCTCAATGAGTTCCTCTGCAAGCAGTTGAATGTTTACGTCTCTGCAAACGCTGCTTGGGTGGATCGCCGCTTCTGGGATGCATCCGTATCCGCCAAACCAACTGATAAACCAGAGTCCACCTTTGTGGCTTTTGACTTGGCGCACTCCAGAGACCTCAACGCAATTTGCACGTTACACAGGTATTCTGACGAGAAGTTCTTTGCGGAGTTTCAGTTCTTCCTGCCAGAAGAGTCGCTTGACCTCGTTCCAAATCACTACCGACCTACCTACCTACAAGCTGCGGCTAGTGGGATTCTTAAGTTCACTCCGGGTAACGTCACAGACCACGGGGAAATCGAGAAATATATCCGCAACCTATGTGAAAAGTATGAGGTGAAGCAGATCAATTACGACCCGTACAACGCGGCTAATCTGGTCGCTAACCTGTACGCGGACGGACTTCCTGTGGTCAAGGTCGGCCAGGGCATGGCAATGCTGTCAAGCCCGAGTAAGGCCACAGAAGAGTTGATTATGAAGAAGGCTATTAACCACGATGGGAATCCGTTTGTGGGTTGGCAGTTAGGAAACTGCGAGGTCTACAAAGACGTAAACGACAACATTAAGGTTAGGAAGAACGAAGCGGACCCATCCGCTAAGGTTGACGGTATCATCGCCATGATCATGGCAGTTCACGGCCACCTAGATAACGTATTTGTATCTGATTCATTTGGTTTTAGATCATTAGAGTGGTAAAGTGTAGCCAAAGGGGTCTGACATGGGCATTTTCGACGTATTTCGTAAGAAAACATCGGCAAAAGAAGCCAATACGTTGTTTGGGCAAACGGCCCTAGGCAACCAGATCACCTATGGCGCGACTAAGCAAGGCTCGGTCGTAAACAGCCAACTGCTGTATGTAACGACCAGTTCTGTCAATGATGCTGGTCGAGTTGTTGATATGTCCATGCTGTCGAGAAATTCGACGGTTATGTCATGTATTGGTGCTAAAGCTCGGTCTATTGCTCAACTTCCGCTGCGGGTGATGTGCCGCACTGAGGACGGGAAGTACGTTGACGCTATTGAAGGCAAAGGCGTAACTGAGCGCAATAAGGCCAAAGCAATCCAGGTAATGAACCTGATTCAGAACCCTAACGCCTTCCAAAGTCAATATGAGTTCTGGTATCAGTGGTTGATGTGGCATGAGTTGTCTGGTGAAGCCTTTACTCTGTGGTGGAGAAAGGATCAGGGAAATCCTAGCCAGACTCCGATTGAGATGTATATCCTAGACAGCACTCTGATTGCTGTTCAGATAACTCCTACGCGGTATCCGTCCTACAGGTTGTCTACTCCTTCGTATGGTTTCTCTAAGGAAGAACCTTTGGCCTCACATCAGGTCATGCACATCAAGGACATGGCATGGCAGGGCTCCGCGGGCTTTAACAAGGGCATCCTGGCGACGGAATTGGTGTCACTTGATCAAGACATCGACCTGTACGCCAACTACGTCATGCTCAATGGGGCCAAACCCTCGGGCATGTTCGTAACCGAGTCGGTTATCCCTGATGGCAAGTACAAGGAAATAGCTGCTCGGCTGAAGGAAGCCTGGGCGAACATGACAGGCTCCCAAAGGACTGATGCTTCCAAGCCGGGTCAGGGCATGTTGCTTGATCAAGGCATGAAGTACATGCCGCTAGAGATGCTGACTCTTCAGGACGCTGATGCGCGAGAGTTGAAACTCCAGACGATGAAGCGGATTTGCGGCATCTTTGGTGTGCCTCCGTCCATGATCGGAATCGGAGAATCCAAGTACAACAATACTCAGACCATGCTGGATGAGTATTACAAGTCGGCCATTTACCCCATCATTGTCAACATCCAACAAAAGCTGAAGCAGCATCTGCTGTCTCAATACCCTAGCCTTTGCATAGAGTTTGACACTCGGGACTTCCTGAAGGGCGCTCCGCTGGATCAGATGAACTTTGCCAAGGCCGGTGTTACTGGTGGCATCCTGACGCCTAACGAAGCCCGCGAGTATCTTGGCATGTCCAACATCGAGGGCGGCGATGAGTTGGTGCAGGACAAGAAGGACGAAACCATCCCAGGCTCAAGCCCTCAAGACACTGGAGGCGGTGGCGGGAATCAGCGGTCTAGGATGAACATCGGCTCTACGGAACAGGTTATTGCTCTTCAACCAGAGTTCACGATGAATCCCAACATCACTGTGAAAAGTGAGCCGATGGAAATCAAGATGAACCTGAAGCAAGAGGACAAGCCCTCAAAACCCAAGACAATCAAGCTGATCCGCAACGAGGAAGGTGTGGTTGTTGGCGCGGAGTCCTTCGAGCATGATTAACTCTGCTACTTGCAGAAGTTTCATCATGGAATTGATGGATGGAATCCATTCATCAAAGGACGAATACCGCATGGCACTTTATAAGGCCGATGCGAAGCTAAACAAAGACACAAAAGCATATGATCCTATGGGAGAATGCTCTGGTCAGGGTTATGCGCCCGGTGGAGTAGTCCTAAAGGACATGCAGTTAACTCCTACGCAGCACGGTGTCGCGGTCAAGTTTGCTGATGTGGTTATGGAGAATTGCAGCATTCAGGCCCAAGGCTGTCTTGTGTATAACGCAAGCAAGGAAAATCGTGCTGTTGCGGTGTTTGCTTTCCCAAATGCAACAAAGAGCATCAACGGCAAGTTCTCTGTGTCCTACCCAACACACTGGTTTAGCATTGGCTAAGGAGTAAGAAATGGCAAACGCGATTTATCCCAAGTACAAGGAAACCACCCTTGGCGCAGCTACCAATACCAATCTTTTGACCGGCACGGTTAAGGTTGCTTTGGTAGACACTGGAACGTACACCTACAACGCAGCGCACCAGTTTCTTACCTCGCTGACCGGCGTGGTTGGCACTGCTCAGACTATCGGTGCTACGAAGTCGGTGACCAACGGTGTGTTTGACGGTGGTGACGTAACCTATACCGCTGTCACTGGTAACTCCGTGGAAGCGCTGGTCATCTATGTAGATACCGGTACGGCAGGCACTTCGCCTCTGGTGGCCTACATCGATTCTGGTGTTGCTGGTCTTCCAGTTACGCCAAACGGCGGCGATATTAGTGTGACTTGGAACGCAAGCGGCATCTTTGCACTGTAAGGTAATTTATGGCGCTGCCAAACGACTCAATCAACGTCACTCCAGGTACGGGAGCGACGGTTGCCACGCAGTTGGTTTCGGGCAAAGAGTATCAAGTCATCATGGTGGCAATGCCGGATGGAAACATCCAAGGCAGCTTGCCTCAATACCGTCTGATTTGCCCTAGCCAAGCTGTAGGCGCAAACAAGGTATTTCTTGACCTGTTCAATGCCACTGGTAGCGGCGTATCGCTGCGCATCCTATCGGCGTTCTGCTACGTTGACAACGACACAGCAGTCACCGGTACGTTGGGTGTTGAAGTCAGCCTGACGCGCACTTCAGCAGTTGGCACAGGTGGCACCGCTGCGACGACAAACGGTACTGCGCTAAATGCCATCACACTTAGTGCAATGGATACCGCAAATGCAGCATTGTCGGCCAACGTAACGGCAAGGTCGGCCCCCGCTGGTGGCGCTACTGCTGGCGCAATGATTGGTCAGCGCTGGGTGTTCACCGAGGAGACATCCGCACCATCCGGTATCGCTGGCACATTGGGTGCGGAGTTCATTCGCAATGAGGGCGCGGACCTGATCGTGCGTGAGAACTCGGGATTGCGGTTTGTTCAAGGCACCGTGGCCTCGGTTGGTAACTTGGCGTTCGAGATCACTTTCGAGGTGTTCTAAACCGTGCTGCTGCCACTTCTTCTTGGGCAAGGAGAGGTAGGCCCGACTACACAAGCGCTTAATCCATCTCTGGTCGTTAACGATCAGACTTTTTTTGCGCCTACGGTTACAAGAGGGTCGGTCAATCTTTCGCCGACTCTCTATACCAACACTACATCGTTCTTTGCGCCGACACTGACACGCGGCACAGTTACGCTCTCTCCTGAGCTTGTAACAAACTCACAATCGTTTTTTAGTCAGGAAGTAAGTGCAAGTTATGCGCTTGCTCCATCACTTTATACAAATAGTCAAACTTTCTACAGTCCAACAGTTGCAAATGTCAGTGGCCCAACTCAAACATTAACGGCCACAAGATATGACAACGCGCAAGATTTTTATAACGCAACAATAACTCAAAGCGTTCCATCACAGACGCTTCTGCCTAGTCTTTATAGTAATTCTCAGTCTTTTTATTCCGCTAATGTTAGTGATACTTATGTCTTAACACCTACATTATTTACAAATACGCAAAACTTTTTTGCTGCGTCAGTTTCAGTCTCGTATGCGTTGAATCCTGCGCGATATGAAAACACCAATGCGTTTTATTCTGGAAGCGTAGCATCTAGTGTTAATTTATCCGCAAACAGATACGATAACGTAAATCAATTTTATTTCGCATCAATCACAGGTGCTGGAACAAATCTCTTACCAAGTCTACTTGTTAATACACAGTCGTTCTTTGACGCAGCGATCACTGAATCAAGTATTGTTGTTCCTTCACTGGTCAGCAATACAAATGCTTTCTACCAACCACTTGTTGAATCTGATTCTTATCTGATTACAAAAGCGCAAGCGATTGAGCTTTACAACGTATATTTATTGCATGGATTGCAGAATCCTTTGGTGGTTGGACCATCTTCTCGCGTAGCTGGTTTGGTAAATCAAACAGTTACTCAAGAAGGCAATCAGGTAAACATTGAAACAACGTCTTCTGCAACATCACTTGGAAGTGATATTGCAACCATGATTACAGAACTTGCAGCGCTTTACGGAATTGGTTCAAACCTTATCGTTACTGACTCATCTCGCTCTAGCGGACCTGTCGTTCAATCGTTGACTTCTGTTGCAGGCATAACGACGGTGACCCGGCAATGATTGATCCTCGCGCAATAGCAGTACAAGGTATCGGTTATGTTGCGATTGTTGTCGCTACGACAGGCCTGCTATTTCAAGGTGCCCCATCTGTTTCTTCTGGTGGTGGTTCGTACAGTTTTATTGAGCCTTACACTAAAACCAAGAAAAAGGAAGAGCAACAAGACGCTAGCGTTTTGCTTCGACCTATCAAAACGAAGGCAAGCATTGGCAAGCCTTCGGCACTCGGAGCAATTCGGATAGATGCCGAATGCAGGCTATACGCAAACAGTCTTGCGTCAGATGTAGGGGAAGTGATGACATCTTCCACTAAGAATCTACATGACGAAGAGTTTGCTATATTGTTGGCAATGGTGTAAAAGGTGTATGATGCAATCAGTGAACTATCTTCGCATCTTGGCAGCGTCAGTTGCGAACAGGTCCAAAATTGTTGCCCACAAGATAAAAGACGATAATCAAGCTATCAAGTTAGGGGCAATCAATGAAGCAAGTCCAACTGGTCTGCGAAGCAAGTCTAAACCTGCCGGAAAAAAAGTCCGAGGAGCAGACCGGAAAGATTGAGGCCCGCGTCACTACGTGGGGAGCCCGAGAGGGTGCAGACGGTCGTAAGTTTTACTACCGTCCTGAAGGCTTTTCCGCCTGGGCTCAAGAGTTTCAGAAGATGGGCAAGCCTTTGCCTATGTTCCTGAACCACAACAGCGACAGCATGCCTGTTGGCGAGTGGACCAACTTCGAGTTTGATGATGAGGGCATGAACGCTAGTGGCAGGTTGTTCGTCAACACCACCAGTGGCTCTGACCTGTATCAGATCATGACCGAAAGCCCCAATATGTTTGGTGGCGTGTCTGTCGGGGCTTATGCAGATGAATACTGCATGGTCAAGGAAGACGGTTCCATGTGCAGTCAAGACGACATTGGCGAAGGGTACTTCCAGATCACCAACGGTGGTTTGCGGGAGGTGTCCGTAGTGATGTACCCAAATAACCCGATGGCAGAAGTCAAAAAGCTGGAGTTCTTCCGGCCTGACGGTTCTGCTGATCTCAAGGTTCTGGAGTCGGCTCTGCGTGAGGCAGGGCTATCCCGAAAAGATGCGGTCACTGCCGCGTCTACTTTTAAGCAAGTCTTGGAACAGCGTGATGCTGTGAAAGAGGAGCTTACTGCGCCGCACCAGAGTGAGTCTGACGCGGAAGTGACCAATGAAGCGGAAATCCTCCAGGCTCTTGAAGAGCGTGAGTTGCTCCGCGTCCTGTCCCAAAAACTGAAAGGTTGAAGATGTCTACCGTTATCCTCGAAAAGCTGGATCAGATCGAAGCCCAGCAAACCGCCAAGCTCGAAAGCGCCGTTGAGTCGGTGAAGGCTGAAGTCAGCGAGAAGATTGCTGCACTGGAAGCCAAAGTCGCCTCTGTTCAGGCACCCGGCATCATCAAGGCCCCTGCCAAGACGATCCGCCAGGATGTGAACCGGATGGTGCGTGAGCAACTGAAGACCATCGCCAACGGCAAGAGCCAGTTTGAAAAAGAACTGGTGATGTTCCAGAGCGAAGAGCAGATGAATGCCTACCTGAAGGAAGCATCTGCGCTGACCGCTGGTGGCGACGGCAAGGGCGGCCGCACCGCTTACGACCCGGTGTTTGCTGCTCTGCGTCTGGCTAACCCCATGCGCGGCCTGTCTCGCACGGTTACGACTGATGGTTCGTCCTATCAGTTCCGCGTGAAGACCGGCAATGCTGGCGTTCAGTGGGGCTACGGAATCCAGAACAACGGCGCTTCCACTACGGAAGATACGTCCATTTGGCAGATCGTGCTGAAGGACATCAACGTCCAATTCCCCATCAGAACCTCCGCATTGGACGACATCGATGGTCTGGAAGCGGTTGTCGTTGACGACATGCTGATGGAGTTCGCCCAGGCTGAAGCTCAGTCGATGGTGCAGAACAACGACCAAAGCGGCACTGGCACCTCGGTGACCACTGGTGGCGCTGACGGTCTGCGTGGTCTGGACCAGTACGCTGGTGCGAATGCAACCTTCACGGGTGGTACGACCTCGGCGGCAGGCTTCGGTACGTCTGGTACGGGTTCGACCTCTGGTCTGCACAACCTCGCTACCTACGACCAGTTGACCTCCAACGTCAATACGGTTGGCGCTAACAGCGTCATCTATACCGACGTCATCAACATGATCTACGCACTGCCCCAGGAATACTGGACCCCGGCTTGCAAGATCATGGTCAACCCGATCCTTCTGAACGGCATTCGCGCTCTGCGTGATACCAACGGTGCCCCGATCTTCAATCGCAATGAAGGTCTGAGCGTTGACGGTATCGTGGGCCAGTTGCTGGGCTTTGATGTGGTGGTCAACAAGTACCTCGACAATCCAAGCCAACCGACGACCGCTGCCGCGGGTACGGTCTCTCGCTACCCGATGTACTTCGGCGATTGGCAGAAGTCCCACACCATCATTGATCGTCTGAGCATGGTGGTTCGCCGCTACGACCAGACTCTCCCAGGTTCGATCACATTCTTCGGTGAGAAGCGCTTGGGCACCTCGGTGCGTGACCCCAACGCACTGATCCGTTATCGCTCGACTGCCACCGCAGCGGCCTAATGGGAAGGGGGCTTAGGCCCCCGTTAAAAGGAAAAACCATGATCGAAAAAGTCCTAGACGGAATCAAGAAATCCATCCATGAGCAACGGAGGGTCAAGATTGACATCTCTGAAGCCTCGGCACTTACTGGTTCTGGCACCGGCAAAGGTGGACGGACAACTTTCGATGATGCTTTTGCAGCGGCTCGGTATGTCAATCCTTTTCGGATGGCATACCGGCCCCTTCCGATTGTGGGCTCAGATGCCTTGTTTGCCGCTAAGGTAGGCAATGCGCTGAGTTCAACCCCTTGGGGCTATACCCCAGGCTCCAATGCTGGCAGTCCTAACGTGGATACCAGCATTTGGCAACTTCCTGTTCGGTCTGTATCGGCCACTCTTCCCATCCGGTCTGCTGTCTTGAGTGATGTGAACGCTCTAGAAGCGGCTCTGGTTGAAGACCTGATGATGGAATGGAGTCAGGTAGAAGCCGCGTCGATGGCAGTCAACAACGACCAAGCAGGATCGACCACAACGGCCACAGGAGCCACTGCTGGACTGCGTGGGTTGGATATGTATACCAGTGCCGCCACGGCGGCTTTTGGAACGTCTGGGACGGCCATTACGAACGGCATTCACTCCTTGTCCACCCAGGCTCAGACTGCTGGTGGCGTTGTCTACAACGACATCGCGTCCCTGACGACTCGCCTGCCGGGACAGTACTGGGCTATGCCTGGGACTGCATGGCACATCCGGCCTTCAATGATTGAGTCTCTGCGCGAGATGAAAGACTTGCAGGGTCTTCCTGTCCTGCTGGAGGTGGGTGAAGATGACGGCGGCGCTGTTGGTCGCATTTTTGGTTGGCCTGTTATTCCTAATCCTTACCTGTCAGCCGCATTCCCGATCTACCTAGCCAACTGGCCGAGGTTCCTGTGTATTGGCGACTCCAACGAGTTCTCCGTACAGATGATGGAACAAAGCGCCCCAGGCTTCATTACGATGTACGCGGAGAAGAAGGTTGTCTCCACGGTGCGTGATCCGTTTGCTGGCGTTCGGATGAGTGCGTAATGGAATACCAAACTGGCGGGAATCGAAATCCGTTCAACTATCAAAAGGTTGAGCAGATTGGTCGGGATGTCTCGACCACATGGATTCCTTTGACCACTGTTGCTGACCAGCTTAACCTGTACGGTGATACGTCCCAGGACGATCTTCTGTATGGGTTGGAGTTGGCTTCAAGGATGGTCATTGAGGACTACATCGGTCAATCGATGTTTCCCTGCCAGTATCGGGTCTACTACAACGCTGGCAGTCTGTCAGGGACTCCGCTGACGCTTGATCTTCCCGAGGTATCGCAGTCTGTTACCGTTGATGCGGTGAAGTACTGGGATGCCTCAAACACGTTGCAAACCGTAGCAAGCAATCAGTATTACTACGATGATTCTGGTAACAAGGTAGTTGTTGCGACTCTGCCGACTGACCTGAATACTGGACGGACTAGTCCGGTCTACTGCGAGTACACCGTAGCTGCGAGTCACTTAGCGGACTATCCTGTTGTTCAGCAGGCGAGTCTTCTGATGCTGATGCACCTGTATAACAACAGGTCAAACACTACCGAGAAGATCATGCGAGAGATTCCGTTCGGAGTTTCTTCTTTGCTCAGGCCTTACAAGGACTTGGTGCTTTGATAGTTCGTTTTGAAACCATCAGTATCAATACGCTTTCCTTCACCAAGTCGGCATTTGGTGAGCAAGGCGTAACGCAAACTCTATGGTTCAAGACCAGAGCAAAGATTCACGAAGTCAACAGTGCAATTAAGATTTCAGACAAGTATCGTGACTATCACGACATCACTGAGTTTGAAATTAACTACTCTCCAAACGCCAGAACTATCGTTGAAGACCCAGGTAACTATTCCATCACCTATGATGGAGATTCTTGGCGGATTGAAGACGCAAAGTCAGACAACAGCAGGCAGCATGTCCGGTTGATGTGCTTCCGCAATGATCCTCAAACGGCAGTCTGATGGCAGCACAAAAGAATCCGGTTGACTACGCTAGGGCAATTCAGGCGCACCTGACTAGCATTGTCACGCCGGTTCCTGTCTATTCTGCTTTCAACCGTAACTTTGCCTTAGAGCCCAAGTTTCTCACTTGGCAACTTAGAAACGTCCACCAAGAAGTCTATACAGGTGGAAACCAAGCGAACAAAGGTATTGATCGACCTGTCTTCCAAATCTCTATTTTCACTCAGGGAATGGAAGACGGTTTCACAATCAGTAACCAGATACTACAATCGTTGCATGGCTACACCGGGGTTTTCGGTGGGCCGACATATGGGTTTTGGATTGCCAAGGCGGATGTGTTTTGGCTATACAATTCCTATGACGACAAAGAAAAGATGGCCCAGGTATTTCTGGACTGCACACTAGACATCCCAACTTGAAAGGAAAATCATGGCTCTGCCAAACAAAATTCTGCCTGGGTTCAGTGTTGCGATGTACGCACAACCTGGGGCTACTCCAACTCCGTTGACCACTGCACAGCTTGCTCTAGTTGCAAGCGTTAGCCCTCTGGCGGTATCTGGTAACTTGATGAACGTCGAGGCAGTGCCTGCGTTTGGTCAAGATGACGCTGTGGCGAACTTCTCGGTTGCCGGTGCGCGTCAGTCCGACAAGGTTCCTGTCCAGAGTGCTCCGACCTCGCTCACGATCACTGCCGCGTGGAACCCGACTGACTCGGTTCTGCTGTTGCTTCGTGCTGATGCGTACAACGGCACGATTGACCGCACGTTCGTGATCTCCGCTACTGAAGGCGCAAACATCGTTTATTACGCCTTCAACGGTCGCGTATCTCAGTGGCAGATCGACGCTCAACCCGGTGCAGAAGCCAAGGCTGTTTTCACGATTCATCCCCGTGGAAATCAGTACGGTTGGTCTAACAACGCCTAAAGGAAAATCATGGCTCTGCCAAACAAGGTTTTGCCGGGTTTCTCGGCATCCATGTATTTTCAGTACAACCAAGTTACTGGTAGCGGTACTGTTTCTGCGTCAGTAATTACTTTGCCGGCAACTTTTACTGACGGCACTACCGCCAGCGCAGTAACCAATTTCTATACTGGCGCAATTTTTATTGCTGGCACCTCATACCCCATCGTTTCATACAACGGTGGCACTCGCGCATTGACTGTCACTGGAACTCCTCCTGCTGGCACTCAATCATTTGTGCTGTATACGTCTGCTGGAGGTACGCCTACTGCATTGACCGCAGCGCAGATGGGAACGCTGGCACAAGTACAGGCAATTACATTTGCTACTAATCTTTTGAACATCCAGACTATTCCAGCATTTGGTCAAGATGATGCGTCAGTTTCATTCCCTGTTGCTGGGGCAAGGCAATCAGACAAGATGCCTACTCAAGCGGCTGGAACATCAATGACCATTACTGCCACTTGGAATCCTTCTGATGCCGGTTTGTTGCAAATGAGGGCAGATGCCTATAGCGGTACGATTGATCGCACCTATGTGATTGCCGCCACAGAAGGAAGCAACACTGTATATTATTCATTTACTGGTCGGGCTTCTAATTTCCAGATTGATTCTCAGCCTGGAGCAGAAGCAAAAGCTATGTTCACGATCCATCCGAGGGCTGGTCTCTACAACTGGGTGAACAACTAAAGTGACAGTAATACAAAACACGAATGATCTGCTTGGGTTCTTAATCGCCCAAGCAGAGACAAGAAAAGATTGGTTTGGTTTTACTCAGCAAAGGCTTACCGCGGTGAGCCTTGCCCATGAGATTGCAAAGAACCACGCCAATACGATGAGCCCCGAGGAAGTGGTGGACTTCGCGGTTCGTGTCAACGATTCCATCTATCAACACATCATAAAGCCAAGATAATATGAAGCTCTCCCAAGCATTCGGGGATACGTCATCCCTTCGCATCAAGTCGTTTGTCCTAGCGAACAAGACCTTCAAGGTTCGTGTTCCTCTGTCCAAAGAGATGGAGGACATGCAAGCCAGGATTGAACAGGTTGATGAGTCCAAGTTCCAAACCCGCTACGAGAAGGCCGTAAAGGGCCTACAAGGCGAGGAAAAAGACGGGGACGTATATGTGGATGGTCGGTCCACAAAAGAGCTTGTACGCACTGCTATGCAGGTCGAGAACCGCATTGTCGAGATGTTCCGGCTCTTGGTTCCCATCGAAGGGAATCTTGATGATCTGACCTATGAGCAGATTGAAGAGGAAATGCCCTTCACTGTTCAACTGGAGATGATCAAGGGCATCCAAGAGGCTATCCAGCCTTCCTACGGGGACTCCCGAAAAAACTCTTAAGGGACACTTACTCACAGGCTCGGGCTTACGTCTGGGCTCACGGTGGGTGTCCTGACAACATCCCAGCAGACGACATGCGGAACATCGAGATCATGCTGCATGACGGTTATCTGGGGAACAAGGCTATGCTATTAGCCTTAAGTGGCTTTGCTACTGGGAACCTAAACGCTAAACTCCGACAAGGGAACAAAGCGTTTGAGATGAAGGATATTCTTCCTTCAACCCATGAGTACATTGTTCCTCCGTTGACGGAAGAGGAACAAAAGGTTGCCGTCAACAACAATCTGATTTCCTTCATGGCTCAGGCCCCAGGCGCGGAGAAGTTGTTTGGCGTACATACCCAATGAGCGAGGGGTCAAGTTAGAGGGATTTGCTGAGTTTGAGCAGCAACTCCGGGACTTGGCTCAAGGCTATCGCGCTGACCTAGTTGCGAGGAACACCCTCGTAAAGGCGGCGCGTAATGCTATGGTTCCGGTGTATCGTCGGGTTGAGCAGACTGCTCCCTATGACGAAGAAAACACCGGGCCAATCCATCTTAGAGACACGGTAAAACTGGACGCCAGAATCCCTCATGGCAGGGACAAGATGTCCAAGTACGTCAACGAGACGGATGCTGCTATTGCGATTGTTTCGGTTAAGAAAAGCTCAGTGTCACTGGCGCAGGAGTTTGGAACAAGTAAGCTCAACCCTCAACCGTTTCTAAGACCGTCTTTGGATGCTCAAGTCGAGACTGTACTTAGCGCACTGAAGAGCGAGTTAGCTTACATAATCCCTGCTTACGCGAAGCGACTGAATAGAAGGAAGAAGTAATGGCATCCAGCAACATTGCTCGACTTGGTGTCGTTCTTGGTCTTGATACTGCGTCATTTACTGCTGACGTTGACAAGGCTATTGCTGAGACTAGGAACCTCAAGGCGGCCATTACTCGGGAATCTAATGCGGCCGCCAAAGAGATTGTTGCTCTTAAATACGCTACCGAGGACTACGGCAAAGAAGTATCTAAGGTAACGCAGGTTGAACGCGAGATTGCCGCGGGAAGATTCAAGAACGCGGCTCCTGCTCTTCAGCAGCAACTTCTTGCCCAGGCTAAGGCTTATGACGAAGTAGCCGCTGCTGGCAAGCGCACGATGGGGGTTCTGTCTGAGCAGCAAAAACTTGCCATTACCTACCAAACTACCGACCTTGTAACCCAGATCGCATCAGGCCAAAACGCCATGATTGCTCTGCTCCAGCAGGGTGGTCAGTTGAAGGATCAGTTTGGTGGCGTGGGCAATATGTTCAAAGCCATTGCAACCATGCTGACCCCGATGCGGGTCGCAATGGGAGGATTGGCCGCGACTGTTGGTGTTTTGGGTGTTGCGTTTTATCAAGGCGCAAGAGATTCGGCAGAACTCAGAGATCAGTTGATCCTGACGGGTAATTACGCAAACCTGACGCAAAAGACCTTTCTTGATTTGGCCGACACGGTCAGTACAAAGACCAACTTGTCTATTGGCAAGACCAAAGACATTTTGATGGAGTTGGTTAAGTCTGGGAAGTTCACAGATCAATCTATGGGCTCTGTAGCCCAGGCTATTGCCAACGTCACGAAGTTGTCTGGTGAAACGGCTACTGAGGTTGCACAGAAACTAATCCCTGCTTTTGATGGCGGCGCGTCCTCTATTAAGTCGCTCAATGACAGGATGAATTTCCTCACGCTTGAGCAATACAAGCACATTGTTCTGCTTGATAAGCAAGGCAAGGCTCAAGAAGCGGCCAAGGTTGCTGCTGATGCGCTGAATAAGAAACTTCAAGACCAAGAGCGCCAAGTTGGAACTCTTGAGGGCGCATGGACAAAACTTAAGAACGCAGCTAGTGCGGCTTGGAATGCGCTGCTTAATATAGGTCGGCCACAAACGCTTGAAGAGCAACTGGATCAGATAAACCAGTTCATCACTGCTGCTGCAAACCAACTTAATAAAGCCAATCCTGACTCTGTTTATTACGGGAAACTGTTGCAGAGCTTTCAGGAGTTTGTATCTAAGCGTCAAGCAATCCTTGACAAGATGCAGGCCGGTGAAGCCGCTGCAAAGAAGTCACAACAAGATACGCAAGCAATTAACGATGAAGTTAAGTTTGGCGAAAAACGCCGACAACTGGCGTTTGAGATTGATCAAGCAATAGTCAAGAATCAATATGATCTTCGCAGGATGACTGCGAATGACATGATGACTATTGAGTTGAATGCTCAAGAAAAGATATTCCTTGCCAGAAATGAAATGGCAAAGAAAAATCAAGCAGAAGCTGATGTATTTGCCGAGCAAAATGCAAAGCTACTTGCTCAACAACTAATTCAAATTGAGCAGGAAAAGCAAAACCAAATTCGTGAACTGGCAAAGAAGCGTTACGCAGATGAAATGGCCGACCGTCAGAAACTTGCTGATGAAGCCATGAATGATCTTGCTCAAGAGCAATCTCGTAGGGATCAGATTTACAACCAGTTGGTTCAGGCTGGGCAGGCAGAAAAGGAAAGCCTTGAGTACGAGATGCAGAAATTGCAACTCAAAGGTTCTTTGATTGGAGCCTCTGATAAGGCGCTTCAGATTGCCATGCTGGAGTTGGATACCCAGAAAAAGATTGCAGAGATCATGGCTAATCCTGATCTTAGCCCTGAGAAGCGCGATCTATTGGTCTCCCAGGCTCGAAGGAACCAAGGAATGCAAGAGATGTTCATCTCTATGCAGGACTCTCTGAAGGCCACCCAGCGTGTCTATGATGCTGTGTTCGGTAACATGGAGAAAGCTTTAGAGAACTTTGTTCGTACTGGAAAGCTATCGTTTAAGGACTTGGCTAGGTCGATCATCCAAGATTTGATCCTGATCCAGTTGAAAGCCTCGGCAACGATGCTGTTCAACTCTTTCTTGAGGTCTATGGGGTTCTCATTTGGTTCGGCCAGCGGCGGAACTATCACCGGAGGTTCTGGGCTTATTCCTCGAGCTTCTGGAGGCGCTGTTAGCGCGGGGACTTCCTACATGGTTGGAGAGAAGGGACCAGAGATGTTTGTGCCTCGCACATCTGGGACTATTGTTCCAAATAACGCTCTATCCTCTGTTGGTGGTTCTCAGGTTATTAACAACTACAACATCCAAGCGATTGACGTAAAGAGTTTTGAGGATAGGATCATGGGCAGCAGCACTGCGGTGTGGGCGGCTAATGCCTACGCTAACAAGTCGCTTGCCATTGGAAGAGGACGCGCATAATGTCGTTTCAATCGATAGTCGATATTCAGCAGTCAATGACTGTGAATAACCGGCGTACTGTCGGCCAGCAAGTTTCTAGAGGCGGACAGATCAGGACTGCTCAGTACCTCACCGCTGTGCCTTGGGTGTTCACCATCGTCCCGCATAACTATCTGTACTACCCACAGGTCCGAGATGTTATCCAGACGATTGACAACCTTGACCGTCAAACTGCTGCAAACATCACTTTTTCGAGCAGCAATCTTTCTTGGTTTACTGCTTATCGCGGTGGACTATCTGGTGCCCAGGCGGCGGCGCTGACTTTGGCTTCTGTGCCCGCGGCTAACGCAACGACGATCTCTATCGGTAACCTGCCTGCTGTAGGAAGCTCTGTAGTCGTCTTGGCGGCGGGAGACTTCATCCAACTAGGGTCTTACGTTTACAAGATCACTGCGGACGTTCTAAGGGGCGGCGCGGCCACTGTGAACGCGACGATCCATCGGCCTGTGATTGGTACACCTTCTACGGGAACACTGACCGCTGTCGGCTCTGCGGTGAGTTTTCCTGTGTACGCAGAGCAGTGCCCGACATACACTCTGACTCCAATGACCAATGGTGCTTTCGTGAACTGGGACGGTCCTTTTGTGTTTAGGGAGAACGTGGCTCCATGAGTACGACAATGAACGCGCTTTCGAGCGCAAATATAAGACACGCTGAGTTTGTCAGGCTTCAGATTAGCAATCCAGTAACGACGACTTACTCATTCTGCAACGCCGCGGCACCTATCACGGTTAGTGGCATCACTTTCTCTAACCTTGGGATGCTGCTTCAACTTGGGGACATTCCTCAAGACATCAAAAGCACATCCGACGACATCACTATTAGTCTGACGGGTATTGACCCTACCAACGTAGGCTTGATCCTGTCTTCTAATATCAAAGGCTCCACCGTAGAAATCTGGCGAGGCTTCCTAGACTCAAACAACCAGATCATTACCAGCCCGTCAACTCAGTTCTTCAAGAGATACACAGGGATCATCAACTCTGTAGGTATCTCTGAGGACTTCAACGATCAGGCCAGGACTAGAGTAGCTACTTGTACTATCTCCTGCACTTCCATGAGGAAGGTGCTTGAGAACCGCATTGCGGGACTTAGGACTAACCAGAAGTCTTGGCAGTTCTTCTATCCAAGTGATACATCCATGAACAGGGTTGCTGCTATCTCCAATCAATACTTTGACTTTGGAGCACCTCCTAAAACTGGTGGTGTCTCTACTCCTGGCGAAGACAAGTTGACGCCAGACTTTAGAGAGCAACCATGATCCGATTTGCGTCTAAGTTTGACGTACCTGCCTGTACAGAGATGATGCGTAGGTACGCCAGCGAGTCGCCTATTGATGCGCTTAGAGACACTAAAGTACAGAACGATGACTATGTAAAAGCCTTGATTGAATCTTTGATCATCGGAAGAGGATTTGTCCTACTGGATGATCAGATGCGAGGCATGTTAGCTGCCATCATTACGCCTAACTTCTGGTGCCCACAGGTCGCAGAGATCAAAGAAGTCGCTTGGTGGGTTCATCCTGAATACAGACAGGGCACAATCGGTGGAAGATTATTCTTTGAGTTTGTGAAGCACTCGGAAGAACTGATCCGAGAAAAACGTGCGGACATCGTATGTGCATCGCTCATGCACACAAGTTCTGTGCATAGTCTTCCAGGCTTTAAGAAGATCGAAACGACATTCGTTAAGGAATAAGACATGCCAGCATCAGTAGTATTGGCAGCGATTGGGGCGCAACTTACTGGGGTTGCTCTTGCTGTAGCCACATTTGCGATCAACTTTGCTGCGTCTTACATCATCACGCGAGTATTTGGTCAGAAGTCCCCGGATCAAACGGATAGCGGAGTAAGGCAGCAAGTACCTCCAAGTTCTACTAACTCAATCCCAGTCGTTTATGGTGACGCCTGGATGGGTGGTACGTTTGTGGATGCAGTGCTGTCCACAGATCAAAAAACGATGTACTACGTCCTGGCGATTTCCAATATCTCGCCTAACGGACAGTTTACTTATGACCGGACGAAGTTCTATTATGGTGATCGGCTTGTAGCTTTTGATGGCACTGATCCAACTAAAGTTATATCTCTGACTGATGGTGATGGAAACGTAGATACAAAGGTTTCTGGAAACCTTTACATCAACCTCTACACCTCGACTACTGCTGGCGTAATCACCAACGTCACTGGCACCTCTCCTTCTACTTTTATGGGTGGGAGCGACATCGCTTCTGGCCTGCGTTGGACCGGCACTAGGCAGATGAATGGTCTGGCGTTTGCCATCGTCAAGCTCATCTACAACCGAGACGCTGGGACTACCTCTCTTCAGCCTGTCACCTTCAAGGTCAAACACGCACTGAACGGAACTGGTGTTGCAAAGCCTGGGGATGCGCTTTATGACTACCTGACCTCTACAACCTACGGAGGGGCTGTTCCTGCGGCTTCAGTCAATACGACTGCCTGCAACGCTCTAAACACCTACTCGGACGCTACGATCTCCTATACGCCCTCTGGTGGAGGCTCCGCTACCCAAGCGAGGTATCGCGTTAATGGCGTCATTGATACCGGAAGATCGGTACTAGAAAACGTAGACAAGATTCTTACTGCGTCTGATTCTTGGCTGTCCTACCAAGCCTCTACCGGTCAGTGGGCACCAGTAATCAACAAAGCAGAATCGACAAGTTTTGCTTTCAATGACTCCAACATCATCGGAGAGATCAAAGTCTCTGTTGTTGATCTGGCGTCTTCTATTAACCAGATCGAAGTTTCATTCCCATTCAAGGACAACAAAGACCAACCCGAGTATGTTTTCCTTCAGACGCCTGCTGGACTTCTATATCCTAATGAGCCAGTAAACAAATACTCAACCAGTTTTGATCTGGTTAATGATTCTGTCCAGGCCACCTATTTGGCTAATCGTATTCTTGAGCAGGCCAGAGAAGACCTGATTGTTTCCTTCTCTACTGCTTACACTGGTATTCAGGTAGACGCGGGAGATGTGATCTCCGTAACTAATACAGACTACGGTTGGTCAGCAAAACCATTCCGAGTTACCAAGGTACAAGAAGCCTCTCTTCCTGATGGCAACCTAGGGGCTAGGATTGAGGCTAGTGAGTACAACTCTGGAGTCTATGACGACGGGAGCATTACCCAATTCTCTCCTGCTCCTAACTCATCAATCGCTTCTGTTTTCTATTTCCCATCTTTGTCGGCCCCAGTATTTGCTGATGAGCTTCCAGCAAATAATCCTCCTACGTTCAGTGTCTCTTGCCAGCTTCCTTCTTCTGGCAGAGTCACATCTATAAGTCTTTTCTATACGACAGTAGCATCTCCCACTCAGACTGATTGGAAGATTTGGGCTACACAACTTTCTCCAAATTCTTTGCCATTTAGTCCTGGTGCTGCCATTAAATTCACTGACGTAATACTTGGCACTGATGATTACTATTTTGCGTTCAGTGTTTCTAACGAATATGGCTCATCTCAACTATCCACTATTTCCGCCAAATTCTCTTGGGCAACCATAGCGGCATCTTCTTTTGTCGCTACCTTTGCCCCAGGTGCTATTTCTGTATCTCGTACAAGTGGGACACCTTCGTTTACTGGAATTAACCCAAGGCTTTATGGGTCAACCAGTGCTGGCGGAGTTGAATTTGTAACTGCACAAGATGATGGTGATCTGTCTTTTATTGAGAATACTTGGCGAATTGGAGCCAGTGACACAACTGGAAATACAGACATCACAACTTCTGGTGGCTTGACTCTAGGGGCCATTACAGACGGAGGCACTTACGCTCAGTGGGGAACTCCCACGGCAATGACAAGCACTCCAGCGGTCTTGACTGTTCCTGTTCGATACAAAGACCCAGCAGGTAATGTCGCTCAATATTCTGCTTCTTCGTTGCAATTCATTTTTGTAGACAACGGAGCGCCGGGGACGAACGGAATTAGAACAGCAAAGTTGCAGTTGTTCCAATGGGCATCTAGTCCTCCGTCTGCTTTCCCTGCTGGAACCAGTACATATACCTGGGCAACGGGAGGATTTACAGCCCCAGGTACTGCAAATGGATGGTTGCAAAATCCTGGCTCTGGCTCTTCTGGGCAGACGTTGTATAGCGTAATCCAAGACTATTCCGACAACGCTACAACAGCAACTTCTACCGTAACTTGGTCTACGACCACAGCATTGGTTGTCGGTGCCGCCGGAACAAATGGTACAAATGGAACAAACGGAACTAATGGTTCAAATGGAACTAGAACTGCTCAATTAACGGTTTATCAATGGGCGAATAGCACTCCATCGACATTTCCATCTGGAACAAGTGCATACACATGGGCAACAGGCTCTTTTACTGCGCCATCTACTCCAAATAGTTGGGTTCAAAATCCTGGATCAGGAAGTCCAGGTCAAACTCTTTATTCATGCGTTCAACTTTATTCTGACACTGGAACATCTTCAACTTCTACGGTAAGTTGGACAACATCTACTGCAAACGTAGTTGGATATGCAGGAACAAATGGCACAAATGGTACTAACGGAACTAATGGAACCAACGGCACAAATGGAACAAATGGAGTTCGAACTGCACAATTAGAAGTTTATCAATGGGCAGCTACTACACCAACTGTATTTCCGTCTGGAAGTTCTACTTATACATGGGCAACTGGCACTTTCACAAATCCAACCTTAAATGGATGGACTCAAACGCCTGGAGTTGGACCTGCTGGACAAAACTTATATGCTTGTCAACAGATTTATTCTGATACTAATACAACAGCAACCTCCACGGTAACTTGGTCTACAAGTACAGCATATATTGTTGGATACGCAGGAACTAATGGCACTAACGGGACTAATGGAGTTAACGGAGCCAATGCAACGCAATCTGCTGAACCAACCGTATATCAGTGGGCTGTAAGTATTCCTTCTGGACCATCAGGCTCCGCAACTTATACATGGAGCACGGGTGCTTTTGGTTCAGCGCCTTCAGGTGGTTGGACGCTGACTCCAGGCACATCCCCGTCTGTCGGTTTTACATTGTGGGGCGCAACAGTATTTATTACTGACACAGCAACAAATTCAACCACATCATTTAATTGGACAAGTGCATCAATTACTGCCAGAGGATATTCTGGCACCAACGGCACCAATGGAACTAACGGCACCAATGGGACTAACGGAACAAATGGGACTAATGGCGCATCATCGCGTATTTGCTATACATCAACAGACCTAACGACTCTAAGTTCAAGTCCGACAACCATCACTACATCAGGAAGCACAAGTTTTCCCCCTGCTGGTTCTTGGGGCGCGACTATTGGTGGTGTAAATCAAAACTGGGTTGCGACTGCGCCGACTATTATTGCTGGTCAATCTGTTTATCAAAGCGATGGCGTTTATGATCCAGTAACAGGTAACACGGTTTGGAATGTGCCTTACCTGTCTACTCTGAAGGTTGGATCGCTTTCTGCCATCACGGTGAACACCGGAGCTTTGACGGTTCAAGATGCTCTGACTATTAATACGTCAGGCCACATCAAGGGCGGCCAGACCGCATACAACACAGGAACTGGTTTCTTCCTTGGTTATTCAGGTGCTGCATATAAGTTCTCAATCGGTTCTACATCTCAATCTTTGACTTGGGATGGGTCGGCAATGACCGTTACGGGAAATGTCTACTGTAACGGCGCGGGTGAATTTACTGGTAATACAAGCACAGCATTTGCATTGACTATGGCGATGAAGGCCAATGCAACAGGAACCGCTGACATTGGAGTTTTGGGCCAATCCAAGACAACTGGTGTAAGTTTTGGTGTTTATGGTTATACGAATAGTTCTGGAGCAAGTGTTGGTGTCCAGGGTATAGCAACAACATCTGCCGCGATTGGAGTTGTAGCTAAAAACACAGGTTCAGGCACCGCGCTTTCTGTTGAAGGCCCAATGACGATGACCAATACAACATTGGTCACTAACCTAAACGCAGATCAGTTAGATGGAAAACACGCCTCGGCATTTGTGGAAATTGCATCAGGAACTACTAATGGAAAATATCTTTACTATGTAAATAATAATACTGCACCAACTGATCCAAACAATCGTGCTGCTTGGATCAAAGTGTCAACCAATGACGGTGATGTCGTTTGGTTCCCTGGCTACGTTTAAGAGGACAACATGAGAACACAAACCATTCCAGAGCAAACAGTTACTGAAGACATCATTTCTTTTGAGCACAACGTAAATTCATTTGTCAGATTATTGGTTGGCAAGGGACAAGTCGTTAATGGAGTTTTTCAACCGTTTCCATCTCAGACTTATGAGTCTTATGTTGTATGTGATACGCCTGGGCAAACAAACTCCATGACTGGAGAATTAATAAAAGCCGATCAGCTAGACTACACAGAATTGATGAGTGCCAATCCATCATGGGCACCTAACAAGCCTGCTGGAGTCTTCCGACAAGAAGACCTTTGGCACTTCGTTGACTTGATCAGATCAAGGCAATAGAATCAATCAGCCTCGCTGGCCTGCAAGTCTGTAGGTGGCGGTTAACCGGAGTACCGGGATGGCAGTTTTCTCCCAGAACACCCTGAACCAAGTCTCAGGGTTCAACAATCAGATTCTGTCTTCTGAGTTGGTTTACCAGCAGAAGATTTATTGGAATCTGTCCATTAAGAACAACGGCACTGCAACCAATCTCACTGGTTGCACGATAGACGCTCAGATTGTTCGCCGAGTCGTCTCAAATCTCCAGGATACCCGTAGAGGCCTGTCGTTTGACCTGAGCGACTACACGCCGACGCCGACTCCCATCAACTTGACGATCTCCAATCGCGTGGATGCGGCTGGTACGTTCACGGTTGCGATTGATGACACAACCTGGGTGCTGGTTGGTGATCCTGATCTTGAGATCAACGATCAAGATTGCGCTTGTTTTACAGGCCGGATCAAGATCAGTTTTCCTGCTGGCACAAGCCCTGCGGAGGATGTGATCATCTTC